TACGGTGGCATCACAGGAAGATTACGATCTGCCTAGCGATTTCAAGCATCTGGTAAACCAGACATTATGGGATCGTGACAACTTCGAGAGCATTAGAGGCCCGCTATCGCCTCAACAGTGGCAGGAATATAAATCGTCAGTGCTGGCGACAACAAACACGGTTTGGAAGCGGTATAGAATCCGCAATGTATCAGGGGATGTTAAATTTAGCATTCACCCGGTTCCTGATTCCGTGGAAACGCTTGTTTTTGAATATGTCTCCGGCAATTGGTGTGAAAGTTCCGGTGGCGCTGGGCGCTCAGAATGGCAGGTAGATTCCGATGTGGGCGTGGTTGATGAATACTTGATTGAGCTGGGTATCAAGTGGCGACTGCTGAACCGGCTTGGGATGGCGTATGACGAGGAACGCGAGGAATATGAAAACGAAGTGGCTAAGGCTATTGCAAGGGATGGAAGCTCGCAGATTCTTAATATCACAGGCCGGAATCGCTACCACTTGATTGGCCCTGGGAATGTGCCTGATACTGGCTTTGGTGTATGACTAACATAGCTGTTCGACAGCGGCGAAAAACCCCGAAAGCCGCCCCCGTTTCTGTTCCCTCCCCGGTAGGCGGATGGAACACTAGAGACAGTCTTAACGCTATGTCGCCAGAGGATGCCGCGCTGCTGGATAACTGGATTCCTGGCGTTGGCAATGTATCGGTACGCTGGGGCTATTCCAGCCATAGTACAGGCATGGGATCGGGCAATGTTGACACGTTGGCTGAATACCATTCAGGCACGACTAGAAAACTGATTGCTTGCGCGAACGGCAATATCTACGACGCGACAACTGATACCCCGTCATCATTGGGATCGGGCTTTGCCTCTAATCAGTGGCAAACGGCTAATTTTAACGGCAGCATTTTTCTGGTTAATGGCGACGATGCGCCGCAGGATTATGACGGAACCACGCTAAGCGCTACAGCGTGGACTGGGACAGGACTTACTATCAGTGATTTGGTGGGGGTCAATGTTTTCAAGTCGCGGCTGTATTTTTGGGAAAAAGATTCGCAGGATTTCTGGTACGCGGCCAGCGCCGCAGTAACCGGGACATTAACCAAGTTCCCGCTGTCGCGGGTTGGTCAGTTTGGCGGCAATCTGGTCGCTATGGGGACATGGACACATGACGGCGGTTCCGGGGTTGATGATCATGCGGTGTTTATCATGTCATCCGGGGATGTCATTGTTTATCAGGGGTCAGATCCTGGCGTTGCGGCAGATTGGGCGCTGGTAGGTGTTTATCGCATTGGCGCACCTTTGGGTATCAGGGGCGTTGCTAAAATCGGCGGCGACCTTATCGTGATGACTGTTAAGGACTACGTTTCCCTGTCGGCGGTGCTTCAGACAGGGCAGATAGGCGCAGCCTCTAAATTATCTGGCGCGGTAGTTGATGCGGCGAGCAATTCCGCTGCATTTGGTTGGCAGGCAACGGTTGACCAGGTTAAGGAGCTGATTATCTACAATGTCCCGCGAACGGATGGGAAGTATGATCAGCATATAACCAGCACGCTAACCGGGGCGTCAGCAAGGTTTCGGGACATCCCGGCGCGGTGCTGGGCATCATTCAACAGTGAGTTATATTTTGGCTCTACAGATGGCGCTGTTTACAAAGCGGGCGGGACAACGGATAGCGGTGTGGTTATTAACGCCGATGGACGCGGCGCGTGGATGTCTGGGGAGTCAGCCACGCGCAAGCGGGTTACGGCGGCGCGGCCCGTATTAAGCAGTACGCTAGGCGTGACTGATTATGTTTTTGCTGTAGGGTCGGACTTCGCTGATGTAATAGCGAAGGCGCCCGCAGAGACTACGGCAACGGGTTCGGCGTGGGATGTGTCGGAGTGGGATGTGTCGGCATGGTCGCCAGAATATAGTGTAAATACAGGGTGGATTGTTGCCAGCGCAAACGGGCAATCAGTATCGCCCCGCATAAGACTTTCAACAGAGAAGCAGGTGTCATGGCTGCGGACGGACTATCGAGTGGAGAGCGGAATCAACCTGTAGCGTTGCTCTATGGGCATGACGCGCTGGTGGCTGAGTGGGTGCGCGGTCAGCTTGATATGGCGTCCGATTTTGGCCCTTGCACAGCCATAGGCGCGGTGTACCGGGATAGCCTTATCGCTGGCGTGGTGTATTTCTGCTATAGACATCCGAACATAGAAATGGCTGTCGCGTCGATCAGTCCGCGCTGGGCAACACGCAGAACATTAAACGCATTCTTTGATTATCCTTTTAATCAGTTGGGGTGCAACCGTGTGACAGTGTTGGTAGATTCTGATAATGATCAGGTAAAGCGATTTGATGAACGTCTGGGGTTTGTCAAAGAGGGCAGGCTTCGACAGGCAAATCCGCGAGGCGATGCGGATATTTACGGCATGTTAAAAAACGAATGTAGGTGGATTTAATGGGTAAAAAAAGCGGGCCTAAAGCCCCCGATCCGGCCAAAACAGCGGAAGCTCAAGCTGAGGCCAACAAAGAGGCCATTTACGCATCGGCAGACATTAACCGATACAACCAGATTACGCCTTATGGAACGGTAACGTGGACGCCGCCAACAGGGTCGTATGGCGGGGCGTACACGGCAGGGGGCGCAACGCCACCAAGCCAATTTGCCATTAACTGGATGTCACGTAAAAATGGGGGGGGGGTTCCCCCGCCCCAGCCCCTTAACAACACGGGGCGATGGACGCAAACCGTGAAGCTGGGCGATGCTGAGCAATTACAGAAAGACCTACAAGACCAGACAAACGCAAACCTTGGCAGGCACGCGGTGCGAATGTCGGGGCAATTGCCAAAAGACGCATTTAGCTATGACAGTTTGGGCGATATGAGTGACCCGAGGGCGTTTGCTGCGAGAAACGGGGAATTCAGTTATGGCGACCTTGGCCACATGCTTGACCCGAGCGAGTTTTCAGACGATGCCGCAGCGGTAGAAAAAGCCACCTATCAGCGGCTTCAAAACCTGATGAGTCCGCAATTTGAGGAAAGACGCAACGCGCTGGATAACCGCCTGGCGGTGATGGGAATCCCTGTCGGCGGCGAAGCGTATGGACTAGAAAAAGACCGATACGACCGGATGCGCAATGAAGCGGACATAAACGCGGCGCTAGAATCGGTATTCGCTGGTAGACAAGAACAGTCGCGCATGAATCAGATGGCGCTGGCCAATCGTGCGCAACGGGCGAATGAAATGTTGTCTGAACGCGGACAGAGGCATAGCGAATTCGCTTCTCGCTATGGTATGGAATCGGCCAATCGCGCTCAAAGAGCGAATGAAATGCTCACTGCGCGCAATCAGAAATTTAACGAACTGGCAGCGGTACTTCAGGGATCGCCAGCGCTGCAAACCCCGTCCGCACCGGCAACAGCGCAGTATCAAATAGCGCCGCCCGATATATCGGGGTTGATTCAGAACCAATACAACACGAAAGCGGCTAATCAGGCGTCGAAGAAAGGCGGGGTTACAGACCTTGCTGGAACGCTTGGGGCGGCTGGGATTGGTGCCGCCTTCTCAGATGCGCGCCTCAAGGATGATATACAGGAAATCGGCAAAGTGGACGGCCACATGATTTATAAATGGCGCTGGAATGATGCTGCGGCTGACCTTGGGCTAACTGGTGAGGGTAGCGGGGTGCTTGCGCAGGATGTCGAGAAATACGCGCCTGAAGCGGTAGTCGAGCGAAACGGCTATAAGGCAGTTAATTACGGTGCATTGTTTGAGGGCGTGGCATGAAACCGACCTTTATTCAGCAAGACCCGTCGATAGAGCGCAGGCGGCGCTTGGCCGAGCACATGATGGCCAATCGAAAGACCGGCCCTGTACGCACAGGCATGGAGGGCGCTGCGCGCATTGCTGAACAATTAGTGGCGGGCTATCAATTAGGGAAGGCCAGAAAAGACCAGGCGGCTTGGGATGAGGCTGCACGCAAAGACCTTGCCCGCATCATGTCTGACTACCAGAACGATGTCAGGCCGCTGTCGCAACACCCTGGGACGGCAGACATAGCCACGCAGATACAGCTTAGCCAGATGGAGGCTGACAGGGCGGCTGAAGCGGCGCAGGCCGCAAGGATAGCTGGTCTTGAGGATTATGAAAGTAAAAAACGGATTGATCAGAAATACCCAGAGATGAAAGCGCCGCTGGTACAGATAGGCGGTGCGGGGATGACCAAAGGCGATGTCAAGGCCGATGAAAAGTTTAGCGACGAATACCAAAAATGGATAAGCGGGGACTTTGCGGATGTCAGGAAAAGCATTCAGCAGCTAGACGATGTGTCAAAACAACTGGCCGACCCGAAAAAGAATCTTACCGGCCCAGGGGTTGGCCTCACGCCTGATGTTGTTCTTGAGCGCCTAAACCCGGAGGCAGTAGCTACACGCGAAGCTGTTGAAGAAATCGTACAAAGGAATCTTCGGCTGGTGCTTGGTGCTCAATTTACAGAGAAAGAAGGGGAACGGCTGATTAAGCGGGCGTATAACCCTAGCCTAAGCGAAGCGGAAAACAAAAAACGTGTAGACAGGCTGTTGAATCAAATCAGGACGGCGGCCAAAGCGAAGCAGGCGGCGGTTGAGTATTTCGCAGAACACGGAACATTAAAAGGCTTTGCTGGCAAGATATTCACCATGTCAGATTTTTATGAGTCGTTAGACGAGCCATCATCCGGCGCTAAAGCGCCAACGCAGGCAGAAATAGAGGCTGAGATTAAACGCAGGGGCTTGAAGTGAATCTGAGCGAACTTAGCGATGAAGAGCTGATGAGTTTGCGCGGGCAATTAACAGAATTGTCCGATGCGGAGCTGTTGGCCATGCGCGAACCCAAACAGACGGGATCGTGGTATAGCCCGGTTCGCCAGGCCCTGCAAGGGCTTACCTTTGGCCTGTCTGATGAACTTGGCGCAGGTGCAGCGGCTATCCCGGCGAGTATCGTCACCAAGCGAAATCCGTTTGATGTTTACGATGAGATGCACCAGGCCCTTGGTGATGAGAGGAAGCAATATCGCAAGGAAAACCCCGGCAAGGCGTTAGCGTTTGAACTTGCCGGAGGGCTGGCCACAGGCGGTGTAGGGGCGTCTAAGATACTCCCCAGGTTGCCCGCTGCACC